TGTGAATACTCGAAGGTCCCGATATGCCTCACCTGGTGCGAGAGGTCATGGTCCACGAGTACCTCGTATCCCGCCTCGCGCGCCTTGCGGCAGAAAAACACGTCCTCGCCGATGTAGTGATTCCCGACGGTGGAGTAGGGGATCGCAAACCACGGCGCCTCCACCTTCTCGAACACCTCGCGCTTCACCATCATCACCCCCATGCCGATGTAATCCACCGGCTGGAGCCCCTCAGAGTCCGGCGCGGTATACACCCGCCCGATCTCGCCGTTGTTGTCCATCATCGCCACCGGCTTGACCGGCATACGGCGCGTCGCATAATTCGCGGCCACGATGGGCTTGTCGCGCAGGATGAGGTGCCCGATGGTCTCCCTCGGGAACCGCATGTCTGAGTCAAGCCAGAGGAGATAGTCCGCCTTCTCCTCCAGAGCCTGCCGCGCAAGCTCCATCCTTTGAGAGGCGATCAGAGTCCCGTGCGATGTGAAAAGCAGCACACGGTCGTCTGTTGTCGCGGTGTGGAACGACATCGCGCGCGCTAGGTCATAGGCGAACGAGGTCATCACCGTGTCCCGTGCCGGGACTAAAATTGCGACCGAGCGGCTCATACGCGCCCCGGCCGTGTTCTAAAAAACCTGTTGTCTGCGTCGTTCAGCCAGGCCTTCATCTTCTTCGGGTCGTCAACGATGCCCTGACTCTTCAGCCGGTAGAACAACGGCATCGGAATCGACGCCACCTTGCTCCACTCGCCCCAGCGCGTCCTCTCGTCGGTCGCTGAATACTGGGCCTTGTTCTGCTCTACGATGTCGCCGACCTCGAAGACCGTCTCGATGGTCGCCTCGTCACGGTCGGCGTCGTAGTGCCACCACTTCGTGGTGCCTGTCGTCGGGTCAAAGTCAAAAAGCTTCTTGCCCGAAGATTGCATATTCACCTCAACTCAAAGGGCGCCGGCACAATTACCGGCGCCCCCGAGTTTACATCACCCGATTAGGTCGTGGTGAGGTCAGCCGCGAGGCCGTGCGCGGCCTCGGTGTTAACCTTCAAGCCCCACTCGACGAGGATCATGCGCTTCTCGGCGTCGCCGGTCTTGGCGAGCTGCACCGTGCTGAACGGGCGCAGGAACGAAACGGCCGCGTACTCGGGGTCGAGCACGAAGGCGTCACGCTCACGCTGGAACCGGTTCGGGACGACGTTCACGTTGCCGAAGTCGGAAACGTAGACATCAGCCGCGCCGATGATGGTAGCGGCACGGTTACCGACCACTTCCTTGCGGATCTCCGCGATACCGGCAAAGCCCGACACGCGCTGCTTGTTGACCGGGCCCACCATCAGCACCTTGGGGGTGCCGCCGGACGCCCAGACCTTCTGGATGACCGACTTGAGGATGGACTCCGTGAAGGTGCGCAGGTTGGCATCGGTCGCGTCCGTGCGGGTCGCGTTCGGCTGCGTGGTGTACGACGGATCGGCGCCGGTTGTGCCCTTGTCCGTGTTGGTCTTCAAGAAGGCCAACAGCGAGCCCGTCTTACGGAGCGCCGTGCTCACGCCAGCCGAGCCACCCGAGGCGGCCTGGTTGGTGAGCATGATGCTCTCCATGTCGCGCTTGAGCTCAGCCGAGCGCTTGGCAAGCTGGTAAGCCAGCTCCGAGCGACGGCCAGCCTTGTCCACCGACTCGAGCGTGCCCGAGAGGATGAGCGTCTTGCGGCTGACCTGCGTGTAGTTGCCGACACGAACCGTCGCCGTGGTCGAATCGTAGGACGACACGTCGTCGCCTTCGATCTGCGCGTTGGTCGTGGAGGCCGCAGCGAGGGAGTCCGTCTGCCACTCGAAGAACGTGTTCTTGACGTTCTCGCGGCCGATGTTCGACATGAACGGCGTCTCTTCCGGCGAGATGTTGTAGATCACATTCGAGAGCGACTCTCGGATACCTTTGGCGCCGAAGGTATCGAACGTATTAGCGGTCTGAGTCATTGTCCATTACTCCAAAAATTGTTCAAACACGGCAGCAGCGTCGCGCTTGCTGCCACTATTTGCGAGTCTTGAAAAAGCGGCCTTCGATGCGACGACCTTGGACGACTGCGGCGTGGAGGCGGCCCCGGCCCTCATGGGCTTGGCCTTCTGGATGATCTGCGGACGCATCTGATCGCGTTTGCTCATCAGCTGGTCGAACATCATCGCCTTGCGCAGCGCCAGAACGGCCCGGGCGTCGTAGATGTCCGAAATCTCCTCGACCGTAAAGCCGAGTCTTTCGGTGGCATATTCGACGATCTTCGCCTTCTCGGCGCGCGCCTTGTCAGCGTCGCGCCACTCTGGCATGGCCTCCAAGAGCTTGCTGCGTTCGGACTCGAGGGTCTTCTCGGCCTCCGCTCTCTCTTCAGCCTGCTGCTGCTCCACCAGAGCCTGCTTCTGGGTCTGCACCCACGCCGCCTGCTCTTGCCTGGACCGGACCAGCTCGCGCTGTCTCACCCACTCGACCGGGTTCTCGGCGTAGAGCCTCTCCCAGTCAACCTCGGGCGGTTGCAGCGACTTGAGCGTGCCCTCCAGGGCTGCCAAGGTCTGCGCATACCGTTGCCGCTCTTCCCGCGCCAGGGCCGACTCTTGCTGTGCCTGTTTCCGGGCCTCGGCGATCGCCTGCGTCTTGCGCGTGTAATCCGCGGTGCGGGAGTAACCCTTCAGCAGCTCATCCAGCGGGACATCGACTTCTTCCCCGTCAACCTTGACGCGGAATGTCTGGCCCGGCTGGGGCGCCTCTTCGGCATCCTCCTCGCCTTCGGTCTGCTCGCCCTCGTCGGCGGACTCGCTTGCCGCTAACTCGGGCTCATCTTCCACCACGCCTTCCGTTTCGGGCTGCTCGTTTTCGCCTTCATCGGCGGCGAGCATCTGCTCGAAGACATCTTGCGTGGACTGTACGTTTCCCGGGGGTGTACCCGTGCCGGTAGTGCTCATGAGTCCATTGTCACCGTCTACCAGAGATTTTGTCGATGTCTCGGTTGGCGATGGCGCCGTTGTCGATCACCACCCGCAGGTGGCGCTGGATCTCGGCTAGGATGCCGACCGCGAGCCACAGCCGCTCGCGCTCCTCTTGGTCGGCGGGCTTGCTCTGCCGCCAGGCTTCCATGTACCGGCGCTCGAGCTCGGCGAAGGCCTCGGCCATGATGGGGTTCTCAAGCAGCTCCTTGGCCTGCACCCCCTTGCCGGCGTCGATGTACGGGTTGCGCTCGCTCAAGCCAGCAGCCCGGTCTTTGGGCGGTTCTTCATGGCGCGCTTCAAGAGCTTGCCGCCCTTGTCGGCCTTGTTGAACTCCTTGGCGACCTTCACCGGCACGCCCACCTTCTTGGCGAAGGCAGGATCATGCGCGGCGGCTGCCATGAGGCGGGCTTGTTTGGCGGACTTGCTAGGCATCAGCGGCTCTCCTTCTGCTTTCGGTATCGGTCCAACAACCGCCGCCCCTTGGCGACGGCGCTGGCCTTGTCTCCACGGTGCCCCCACGCCTCGAGGCTCAACTTGAGGCGGGTCTTGTCGCCCTGCTCGTCCACCAGGAGCCCGGGCATCGAGCCCATGCGCGTCAAGAATGAACCCTTGCGCCGCAGCTCCTGCGGCGAATCTGGCGCTCCCTTGACGGGCGACTTCAGCGTGCCGCCGGTCTGCGCCTTGTACGACGCGCGCCCCTTGGCATTCAATCCGCCGCGCGGGTTCTTCCCGGCGGCGCGCTGCCACGCCGGCGTCTTCACCCGCGCTTCTTCGCCGTCTTCTTCGAGGCCTTGAAGGCCGCGGCGGTCGGAGCGCCCTTGGCGCCAGGCTTGCGCATCTTCTCGCCGCTGCCGGCGGCGATCCGCGCGCGCTTGGCGTTTATGTTGGCATAGAGTCCGGGCTTCATGGCATGAACCTCTCGTGTTAAAAAATCGTCAGAAGTCTAACTCAAGCATCTCCCGGCTGCTGCGGGCGAACGGAGAAAACCTCGGCGCTATGTTGAGCGGGATGTACTGCTCCGGCTCCATATAGGTCGGAGCGGGTGGAATGTACTGAATTGGCTCCGCATAGGACGGAGCGGGCGGGGTGTACTGCATTGGCTCCGTGTAGGACGGAGCGGGTGGGGTGTACTGCATTGGCTCCGTGTAGGACGGAGCGGGTGGAATGTACTGAATTGGCTCCGCATAGGACGGAGCAGGCGGAATGTACTGGATTGGCTCCGCATAGGACGGAGCAGGCGGGGTGTACTGCATTGGCTCCGTGTAGGTCGGAGCGGGTGGGGTGTACTGCATTGGCTCCGTGTAGGTCGGAGCGGGCGGGGTGTACGGCGCTGGCGCATACGCCGGAGCCGACTGCACCGGCGTGTCCTGCATCTGCACCGGCATGATGGAATCAAAACCCTGCA